AAAGTTTTCTGAGTTCAGTTAAAGTTTTGCCAAGTTCTGTTGCTAGGAAAAATTCAAAATTAAGCCAATTATCCCCTTTTATTCTTTTTTTGCTGAATCAATATCAACCTGTATATCCATCATAAAAAGCTCTAATTCATTTAATACTTTTTCTGGTAATGATCTTTGTAGAATCGGTGCATCTGACATATCAAATGCAAGTGAGCCATCTTCTTTTTGTGCTGTCTGACATAAAAGCTGTGTTGAAACAACTAAACCTTCATCACTTCCAGCTAATTGTTGTGCCTTTTTTCTATCAAATCTGGTAATTGGTGGGAAATATAATACAGATAAAACTTTATCATTAGAATCTTTCAATTCATATTTGCGTCTAGTGGTCATTTCATCTTTAAACGCATTGATGAGAATGTCTGCTGTTCTTTCAGTTGCCATAAATTAATTAAATTTCTGATGTAATAGTTCCAGATGGTTTAAATGTAATATTGATTGTGCTTACATCACCTAGAGATGAACCCTGTTCAAAATTTGTTATAAGTCCACTAAAACTGATTTTTTTTGTTCCACTTGAACTATCAGGGAACAATTCAAAAGATGCGGTTGCAGGGTCGCCAGTAGTTAAAATGCCATCCATAAATGTTGCAGTTTCTCCGCTTGCGGTATTGTCATAAACTAATTCAGCAGATCCTTCACCTTCAATAAGACCACCTACAAATTCTTTAAAAGTTTTACCTTGAACAGTAGTTTCTTGAATATCTTTTGTGATAGACATTGACCAAGATCTTGTACCTATTACAGGATTAACTGAAGAACCACCGTCATCAAACTTGACTTGTCCCACATCACCTTTTACAGCAGCCATAACAATTAAATTTAATATTTATAGATATATTAACTCTTTTCTGTCTTTTTTACACTTTTTTTTGTGGCTTGTTGTTTTTCCATATATCGTCTGCATTGTGGATCCCAATAATTTGGATCTCTGCGACCTTTTACAGCTTCGATTGCGTCAAGCATTTCTTCTGTAATTTCAAGTTTTCCCATAATTAAAGATCCTCATAAATATTAAAAGTGATTCTAATTTGTGTCTGAAACTTACCTTCTGGACTTGATGTAAATATCTCAGGGCCAATAGGTGCATCAAAAATTACATTAGAAACAGTCACCCTATTGTATAAGTCTCTTATCCGTTTGCAAATTGTAAAGTTAGAGCCAGCCCCAAGACCTTCTTCTGTAAATACATTAAGTAATACTAAACCAACAATATTATTAAAAGCATTACTTGTATCTCCTTGAGTTAAATATTCATTTGATCCAAAGCTAGTAACGCATTGAACAAAAGAATCTTCTGTAGTGCTATCAAATGCCATGTTGTTAAATACAACAGGGATTGCAGGGCTTGAAGCTAGTTCTGTGGCTAGTCTTGCCTCAATAGTGGATCTAACTGTGTTTAAATCTATTGCAGCCATAGTTTATTTACCAAATTGACCTTTCATCCAACTTTCAAGCTCTTTTGCAATTAACTCAGGATATCCAGCCTGTGTATTTTGTCTTGTTCTATATGTACCACCCCAAGATGGTGGCAAGTTTGTGCCATAACATACTGGTTCTGCATAAGGTTTATTGTTTATGATTGTTCCTCTAAATTTTTTAATTTCTGTCTGCCAAGCTTCACGAAGCTCTCCGCCAGTTCCACGATCTAATAAAGCTTTTCTGAAAGGTACTACTTGACCATTTGGCAGCGTAAAAAAGTTTGGAATGGAATCTAAATCAGGGTAGTTATCTAAAGAAAAAACGGGCGTTGCTTTTTTTACTCTTGCTGTCCATTCCAAAGTCGTAGCAGCTACAAGGTCAACAACATCTTCTTCAAAAAAATCATTTATTTCTGTTAGTTTTATTTCTCTAGCCATATTTACCTCAAAATTAGATCAAATTTCACAGGAATATTATTTTGTTCTTCTGTTATTACTTGAATAATTTTAAATTCAACGCTACTTATAACAACTCTGTCTTTTGTAGTGGGTGCAAATGTAAGATCACCAGCAGATATAGTAAGCCTTTTATCCTGTGACTCAATCAAATCATTTACCTCATTGCGAGCAACATTACTTACAACACCTTTGATAGTTGTATCAGATGTACTTTCAGTGATAGCTCCTGTTGTTGTGTTATAACTTCCAGCCGTTACTTGCCTAATAGTTACATCACCGCCAAGTTTTTTCAATGAAGCACTAGCCGCCTTTTTTAGTGCATTAGCAAGACTCATAATCTATATGCAATAACTTGTCCACTTGCAAGAGTGATACTTGTAATAACACCGCAAACCTCAGTTGAGGCCTTCATTTCAATACCATTAATAGTTGCAGATCCATTCTCTGTTATGTTTTCAGCAACAAATGTTGCCTCTGAATCTTTCAATGCGTGAACCTTACCAAATCTGCCTGTATGTGTTGCAGTATTAGTAATGATTATTGCTGCTGGGTAATCGTAACCGTACATTTAAGACCTCTTGATTGATAAGTTTGCTCTACCGCCTATTCTAATGCCCATCAGGTAATGATCAACTATTGGCGGTATTCGATCAATTCCTACAGCCCCAAAAAATCTAGGGGTTACATTTATATTTCCAATACTTACAGCCGCAAAATCTTCCAACCCACTAAGCTCTAAACCATTTCTATTATTATTTAAATAAACTGCCAAAACTACTTGAGCCTTTTTTACTCTTTCTGGTATCTCTGTATCTGTGTAATAATCAGCTACTAATCTATTTGGAAAACTTAAGCCATACAAGTTGGTGTATGTGTCAGGTTTTCTTACTCCTGATCTAGGCCATTCCAAAGCCTGTGTATCACTTACTCTTGCCCCTAAAAACTTTTCTCTATCTATTCTTTGGGCGGCTGTAAACAATGCCCTGTTTTTATTATCAGTAGTAGACCCATCCCAAGCGGCATTGTCATCACTTAGAACAAATCCTTCAATGATAGCGTTTGCATCATCAAGGGTTATATAAGTATTGGCACTTGCACCGCCAACAGTAGCATCAAGAGTTATCGCCATTTATTTGTTTTGGTTTTGGCTTGCGTTTTGGTTTTGGCTTTTCAAGAGTTTGAGCTAGTGAAGCTGCTTTTTCAGCAGCCTCATTTTGCTCTCTCATACGCCTAAATGCGTACATTGCCATTAGCTTGATGCACCTTTAAATGCAACGAAATTAACAACAATTGCTTCGCTTAAATTGCCAGCAGATACATTAGAAACTGTGACAGCAAAAGAACCTGAAGCTATAGCATTAGCATTTACAAGATATGAACCAGCAGTTCCAGCAGATCCATGGCAAGCTACAACAACATCTGTTGCTGCAATCTTGCTGTTTGTAACTGTGAAAGATACCTCTGTGCCAGCATCTAGCTGTGCATTGTTCATTGTAATCTGTCCACTCTCAGTGTTGAGAGTTACACCTGTAGATTTATTGGTGGCCTGAGTTACAGTGCCGCCTGTTGTTGGGCCAATAAGTGACCCAGCAGTTACGTCAAATAAAGAACTCATAATTAATCCTGATTAGATACGTTAGTAGCTCTAACAATACCGATATTCTTTGTCTCATACACTTTCGACCATGATGCAACAGTTTCCAAAACAGTTCTGTTTGGGTTAACAGTTGATACAGCGTACTTAAGACCAACAGGGTGATAGATATAGTGCAGATCCACAGCCATTGCTTCTTCTAAAGCAAGAATATCTCTATCTGTCTGTGTTCTGATTGGTGCTTGCTCACCAGTAACGACAGCCCCTTGTGTAAAGAAAAATGTTGAATACTCAGTAGAAGCTCCAGAGCCAGTTGTAGGAATATCATCTGACACAATCACCCTCAAGCCCATAAATGAACCGAATGAAGGCTGGTCAAATGCCCTTGCTGTGCTACCTGATGCGGCTGCTGTGTCAGCATTACCACCATCATCATAAATACGATCAATAGCGTTTCTTTCTAGTAAGTCGTAATAAACATTACTATGAACAGCCATTGCTGTTAGTTTTTCACCTTGATCGCCAAGTAAAGCTTTAGCTCTTGCAACGTGGCGAGGGCTTAATGCTGTTGGTGTATCTCCTGATTCAGAATCAATAGTTAAACCAAATAAAGCTGAGTTACTATCATTTGCATTGATAGAACCAAAAGCACCAGTTAAGCAAGAATATAAATCCTTTTGTTTCTGGTTGTTTACGTATGCCGCCATCTTCTGAGCAATAGCAGCCATAGGATCAAGACCACCACCAACTGCAAGTGCAGCCAAGTCTCTGCTACTGAAAGCACGACCTCTATGCAATACAGCAGCGATTTGATTATCTGCTGTAATCTTTGCTGGTGTTAGTGATGTTGAATCTGTTAAAACTTCAAAATCGCCAGTTAAATTAGCTTTATAAAATGGAATCTTTACAAAATCCCCACCTCTT